CTGACGGTGATCGACGAAGGCGGTCTGGGCTACGGCATACTTGACAGGTTGAAGGAACAGCGATACAAGGTTCGCGGAGTGAACTTCGGATGGAAGTCCAGCAAACCGGTCATGTGGGGCAACAAGCGCGCCGAGATGTGGGGGCTGATGAAGGACTGGCTACGAACGGCCAGCATCCCGAACGATCGGCAACTGAAGGCGGACTTGACTGGCCCGATGAAGAAGCCTGACTCGTCGGGGACGATCTATCTGGAAGGCAAGAAAGAGATGAAGTCGCGCGGTCTGGCCTCCCCTGACGCAGCGGATGCACTAGCGGTGACGTTCGCGTTCCCGGTAGCCAGCCGTGAATCAGGCGTAGAACGTGCAGCCCGCGCGGCCCCGCGCATGTATCAGCAGACAGCGGTTGCAACTGGCTGGATGGGGAACTAAGATGGCAACGAAGAAAAGTGTGTCGTTGAGCGTAGGCCGGGGCGAGAAGCTGCCGGTCAGCAAGGGTGCAGGGCTAACCGCCAAGGGGCGAGCGAAGTACAACGCAGCAACCGGCTCGAACTTAAAGGCACCCGCACCGAATCCGCAAACAAAGGCGGACGAGGGCCGTAAGAAGTCGTTTAGCGCCCGGATGGGAGCGGTCGCAGCCAAGGCGAAAGACGGCGAACGCGCGAAAGCGTCACTTAAACGATGGAAATGCTGACTATGGAGTTTCCGCTAAATAGTTTATCGCCGCCAGTTTTAAACGCACTTGCGAATAAAGCCACGCCGTATTCAAACTACGGGGATACGCTGGCGCAAAACACAAAAATTAAAAGTAAAAAGGTTGTTTCTTCTGCTAACGACGAAGCAATGTTTCAAAATTGGATCCGAGGCACGGATTGGTTTAAAGAGTTTGTGCGCGAGTATGGCGAAGAACCGGATTTAAACACCAAAGACTACGATTATCGCGCGGCTTGGAAAGCAGGCGTTGTACCTGAACGCGACCCGTACGATAAAAATAGATTTCATTGGCCGTCTTCTCTTTCAAGCGGAAAAATGCTTAAATCGGAAAATCATCCTACGGCGTGGAAAGAATATTTTATGCGGGACACAGGGGTAAACCCCGACGCGTTAGGCATAAAAACACCCGAAGACGCAAATACATACTTAAAGAATAGGCGGTAACTATTATGGCAACCAAACCTGGGCTTTACGCAAACATTCACGCAAAACGCGAGCGCATCAAGGCCGGATCTGGCGAAAAGATGAGGAAACCCGGCTCGCCCGGCGCCCCGACCGCGAAAGATTTCAAGCAGTCTGCGAAAACGGCTAAAAAGGGGAAGTAAAATGCCGCTTGTTAAGTCAAAATCAGACAAAGCGTTCAAGCAAAACATCCGCGCCGAGGTTAAAAGCGGCAAACCCGTGAAACAGGCCGTGGCCATCGCGTACGCTACCAAGCGCGCAGCCGCCAAACCAGCGAAAAAGATGAAGTAAATGGACTATACCGGCATAAATAAGGCAGCAAAAGTCGCGGATGTGGGTGGAAACCCACCCCCGGACGACATCAAAAAAGACACACAGGATGTGCTGTCGACCATGCGAAAGCGCCTGCAAATGGCGCTTTCAGCCATGTCAGAAACGCGGGAAGATGAGCTAGACGACCTGCGGTTCTATGCCGGTTCGCCCGACAACCATTGGCAGTGGCCAGCCGACGTGCTGGCGACCCGTGGGGCAGTGCAAGGCCAGACGATCAACGCCCGTCCTTGCCTGACCATCAACAAGCTGCCGCAACACGTGCGGCAGGTAACGAATGATCAAAGACAAAACCGTCCAAGCGGCAAAGTTATTCCTGCTGACGACAACGCCGACCCGGAAGTCGCCGAAATCTACAACGGCATGGTCAGGCACATCGAGTACATCTCTGACGCCGACGTCGCCTATGACACTGCCTGCGAAAACCAAGTCTCTTACGGCGAAGGTTACATCCGCATCCTGACGGAATACTGCGACGACGACACGTTCGACCAAGACATCAAGATTGCGCGTGTGCGCAACTCGTTCTCGGTCTACATGGATCCCACCATTCAAGACCCGTGCGGTGCGGATGCTAAGTGGTGCTTCATTACTGAAGACCTGCAGCGTTCCGAATTCGAGCGCTTGTTCCCAGACGCCAGCCCGCTGACAACCCTGCAGGCGCAGGGCATTGGTGACCAATCGATCTCGGTCTGGATCAACCAGGACACGGTGCGGATTGCTGAGTATTACTACATCGAGTACGACAACGCGACACTGAACCTGTACCCCGGCAACATGACGGCGTTCGAAGGTTCGCCCGAGGCCAAGCAGATGAAGCAGATGGGCATGAAGCCTATCCGCACCCGTCAGGTACACGCCAAGCGGGTCAAGTGGTGCAAGACCAACGGCTACGAGATGTTGGAGGAGCGTGACTGGGTCGGCAAGTGGATTCCGGTCGTACGCGTAGTTGGCAACGAGTTCGAGGTCGACGGTAAGATTTACGTCTCTGGTTTGGTGCGTAACGCTAAAGATGCGCAGCGCATGTACAACTACTGGACGAGCCAAGAAGCTGAAATGCTGGCCTTGGCACCGAAAGCGCCGTTTATCGGCTACGGTGGCCAGTTCGAAGGCTACGAGATGCAGTGGAAGACGGCTAACACGCAGAACTGGCCGTATCTGGAGGTCAACCCGGATGTCACCGACGGTTCAGGCGCTGTGTTGCCGTTGCCCCAACGGGCAGCTCCACCGCTGCCACAAACAGGTCTGATTCAGGCCAAGATGGGTGCGTCGGATGACATCAAGTCGACCACAGGGCAGTACGACACCAGTCTGGGAGCGACATCGAATGAGCGATCGGGCAAGGCAATTATGGCGCGTGAGCGTCAGTCTGATACTGGCACTTATCATTACGTGGACAATCTGGCGCGGGCTATTCGGCACGTTACCCGTCAAATTGTTGACATAATCCCGAAGATTTACGACACCCAGCGGGTTGCTCGCATCATTGGTGTGGACGGCGACACCGACATGGTCAAGCTCGACCCTACCCAACAAGAGCCGGTCAAGAAGATCGTCAACCAGCAGGGCATTGAGATCGACAAGATTTACAACCCCGGCGTCGGTAAGTACGACGTCGTGGTGACCACTGGCCCGTCCTACATGACCAAGCGTCAAGAGGCACTAGACGCGATGGGCATGATTCTGCAATCCAACCCGCAACTCTGGCAAGTCGCAGGCGACCTGTTCATCAAGAACATGGACTGGCCAGGCGCGCAGGAGATGGCCGAGCGGTTTGCTCGCGTCATCGATCCGAAGGTGCTGGGCGACGGTTCGGACGACTCGCCCGAGATGCAGATGGCCAAGCAGCAGATGCAAGCGATGGGGCAGGAGATGGATCAGCTCCAGCAAATGCTGCAAAACGTCGGCAAGTCGATCGAGGTGCAGGACTTGGAGCGCAAGAACTTCGAAGCCGAGATCAAGGCGTACCAAGCAGAGACGCAGCGTCTGTCCGCCGTGTCTGGCGCTATGACGCCGGATCAGGTGCAAGACGTCGTCATGCAGACGCTGCGCGACGTGATGAGCGCAGGCGACTTGGCGATGGGCGAGGGTGGGCTAGAGCTGCCGGGCGAGATGCCGATGCAGGAAATGCCGCCGGAAATGCAACAAATGCCGCCGGAAATGGGTATGATGCCGCCGGAAATGGGCGAAATGCCACCTGAGGAACCACGACTATGAGCTGCGCAAACTTTGTAGGCATCCTGTTTTTGGGCCGCGATGTGGCTCATTCGGTGCATTTAAACACCCGCAGCTACGCCAAACACAAGGCGCTACGCCGTTTTTACAACGACATTGTCGACCTAGCGGACAAGTTTGCCGAGGCGTACCAAGGCCGTCACGGGCTGATCGGCGCTATTTCGCTGCAGTCGACCAAGAAGCCCGGCAACATCTTGGAGTTCTTGCAAGATCAGCTTGAAGAAATCGAAGAGATGCGGTACAAGGTCGTCGATAAGACAGACAGCCCGCTACAAAACATTATTGATGAGATCGTTGGGCTGTACCTGTCCACGATTTACAAACTGAAGTTTCTTGCTTGAGGTAAATCATGGCCAATTACACCTACATTACTGCGTCTGCCAACATCAAGCCGATGGCCGGTAAGTTGAAAGGCATCTTTGTTAGCGCAGCATCCAGTACCCCGACCATCACCGTTTACGATTCGGCGTCTAATACAACCACCGCCACCATTCTCGGTGTGTTTACCCCGGCGGCTGCGACGTCGTACATGTTGCCGCTAGATGGTGCGTACGCGAAAAACGGACTTTATGTGGCGATTGGTGGTACAGTTGCCGCAACAGTAATTTGGGAGTAAATTTGCATTAACCGTACTGGCACGGCAAGCCAGGGATTCTCAAGGGAATCGACAATGTCTGATGAAGTACAAAATGAACTAGCGGCAGTGCCCGCGCCGGAACCGGAACTAACGGCAGTACCGGAACCCGAAGTAATAGCGCCGGAAACTGAAGAGCCAAAATCAGCCAAGACCTTCACACAAGAAGAGTTAGACGCTGCGATTGGCAAGCGGCTTGCAAGAGAACAGCGTAAGTGGGAAAGAGAACAAGCTCGGCGACAGCAGGAGACTGCACCGCCCGCGCCAGCTCCTTCGTTAGAGCAATTTGAGTCGGTTGATCAGTACGCGGAAGCGTTAGCTGCTCAAAAGGCAGAAGAGTTGCTTGCTAAGCGAGAAGCTGACCGCGCTCGCATGGAAACGCTCGAGGCTTACCACGACCGTGAAGAGGAAGCTCGGGGCAAGTACGAGGACTTTGAACAAGTCGCGTACAACCCGAACCTACCGATCACGACCGTGATGGCTGAGACAATCCAAGCGTCGGATGTTGGGCCAGACTTAGCGTATTACCTTGGCACCAACCCGAAAGAAGCTGATCGTATTTCTCGTCTGTCGCCGTATATGCAAGCCAAAGAGATTGGCAAGATTGAAGCTAAGTTAAGCGACAATCCGCCGGTCAAGAAAACGACAAGCGCCCCACCGCCGATCGCGCCCATTAGTGGCCGTGGCACTGGAGCACCGGCTTACGATACGACCGACCCACGTTCTATCAAGAACATGTCGACGTCAGAATGGATCGAAGCGGAGCGCCAACGCCAGATTCGGAAGTTGGAAGCTCAACGTAACCGCTAATTTTTTTAAGGACTATCATGGCAAACTCGATTCTTACTATCGACATGATCACCCGCAAGGCGCTCGAAATCCTCGAGAACAACCTGGTGATCACTCGTAACGTCAATCGTCAATACGACGATTCTTTCGCCGTTGAAGGCGCAAAAATTGGTTCCACACTGCGTATCCGTTTACCGGATCGCGCTCTGGTAACCGACGGTGCCGCCCTGCAGGTTCAGGACGACAACGAACAGTTCACTACACTGACTGTTGCTTCGCAGAAGCACATTGGTGTTAACTTCACCTCCGCCGAACTCACCATGCAGTTGGATGACTTCGCAGAGCGTGTTTTGAAGCCTCGTATTTCGCAGTTGGCATCCAGCATCGACGCTGACGTTGCTAACGCATACAAGGGTGTGTTCAACTCGGTTGGTACTCCTGGCACCACCCCATCGACTTCGCTCGTTCTGTTGCAAGCTCAGCAGAAGCTGAACGAAAACGCTGCTGTGATGGCACCACGCTATGCAACCGTTAACCCAGCTGCTAACGCTGGTCTGGTCGAAGGCATGAAAGGTCTGTTCAACCCGACCGACACCATCAGCCGCCAGTTCAAGAACGGCATGATGGGCATGGGCGTGCTGGGCTTCGACGAAGTCAACATGTCGCAGTCGATCAAGCAGCACACCAACGGCGACTGGGGCACCGGCATCACCGTGACCTCGACTGTCACCACCGAAGGTCAGTCGACTCTGCCGATTAGCTTTACCGGCTCGTCGAAGACTTGGAACGTGGGCGACGTGTTTACCATCGCTGGCGTGTTCGCCGTCAACCCGCAGACTCGTGAGTCCACCGGCTCG